TACCGTCTTAACCATAGTGTTTTCATCAGAGTCCCAACGTGTCCACTGCATACGCTGTGCGTAGATGCGGATCTTAGGTGAGACTGCATAGGCTACCTTATCATCCGACTGTAAGAGTTTGTATGCACCAGCTGGTACAACGTCTACTCGAACAGCCTTGCCGTTGATCTCCATGTCACCCTTGAGTGGGCTATGGATCTGACTGAACCGTGCAAGCATTGATCGCTTACCGCTACTACCTTTTGAGAGACCCATCATCTCTGCAATAGAACGTCCGTCAGTTGTTAGTGTTACTTCTGTGCTAGTCATTGTACAAGAACCTTTCTGTGTACGGGTTAAAGAGGTCTAGTTATAGCACTATACATCCACTGTGTCAAGCCAATTCGGCCCGATCTTAGCTTCTAATAATAGTGGTACATTCATCTCAACATCATAGGCCTCAGCTATGATACGAGTTAGGTCTTCGTTCATACTGTGTATGATAGCAATCACATAGTCCTTCTCCTTTGGGTGTATATCTATAACAGCAGAGTCATGTACAGTATTAACCAAGCACGACTGTAAAGGCTTGAGCCTCTCCTCCAACTCCATCAGTACCACGGGTACTACATCACCTGTAGCGAAGCCCTGCACTGGGTAGTTCTTGATGCTAGTCATGTGGCTTATGCTGCCATTCTCTCTGCGGTGTACGTCAGGGAATGCATACTGCCTACCGCTTACGTTAGTAATCTTTAGTAGGGTAATTGCTTCCTTACCTAGTTTCTTATGCCACTTAGCTACTCCCTTATACTTCTCAGTGAAGTGCTCGTAGTAAGCCTTGACAGCTGTACTTCTACCATAACCTGTAGCCCCGAAGAGGGGTGCAAACGTGTGTTCCTTTGCTTCCTGCCTGGTAGTAGGCTCACCCGCATCAGTGATAACCTGAGCAGTGTAAGCGTGTACGTCTACGCCATCGTCAATCTCCTGCATAGCTACCTCATCCTGTGCTAAGAACGCAGCAGTTCTAAACTCAAGCTGGGCAAAGTCAGCCTCCATAACGTAGCCACCCTCCCAACGAGACACAAACACTTTCTTAACTGGGAAGGTGTTACCTCGTGGCATGTTCTGCATGTTAGGGTTACGCCCAGAGAAGCGGCCTGTTGCTGTAGTAGTCTGGGATAGGTCAACGTGTAGCCTACCGTCAGGCTTAGTGTACAAATCAATACCCTCTACGAAGTTAGACAGGTAGCTACCCACAGCATTGTGCCTACGATAATCAGTAAGAAACTCTATCGCATCATACATACCCTTACTCTTAGCCGTAGCAATCAGTATCTCCAGGTTACCCTTTGATGTAGAGAACCCACTAGAACTGACCCAATCCTTGTTGGGCGCAGAGAAGTTAAGCCCTGCCACTTGGTTCAGCTGCTTCAAGCGATACCCTCTAGCTTCACAGTCCTTACACTTGTTAGGCCTTGCATACTTAGTGCCATCCTTCTTGATGCGATACGTCTTACCTGTACCCTCGCAAGTCTCACACGTATAGGCTTGCGTCTTGAATATACGATCTGTGTTAGCTGCTACGGTAGACTTGTACTCATCCTTGTTGTTGACGTGATCGAATAGCTCTACCCATTCCTTCTTAGACTTAGGCTTCTTACTATAGATCACGTTGGACATCTGCTCGGATGAGTTGATATTGATAGGCGTGTCACCCATAAGCTTACGCACGTGCATGTTAAGGCGTGTCTCTAGCTGCACCTTCTCATCCTCAAACTCTTTACGTACCTCATCCAGTGCAGCACGATCCACCTTGAAGCCACGCTGGTACATCTTACACAGGGTAACTGCAACCTTCATGCTTATGTCTCGTACCTTTAGCATCGACTGACTCTCAGGCTTAGAGTAGTCTTCCTCTTGTGCAAGGAACAACTCACGTGTGACATTTAAGTCACACTTTAGGTAGTCTCGTAGTTCAGCGAGGGGTATCTCATCTGTGTTGTATCCTTTCTTATAGTACTCCTTTAGTACGTCAGTCTTACGGGACGGTAGGTCACGCACCTCAGCGCAATACCCTAAGCCTATACCACGCTTTGTACCACGCAGCAGTAGGTACTCACCTATCATAGTGTCATACACCTCACCGTCATAGGTAAAGCCTGACTCCCATAGCCAAGGTAAGTCATGCCGTGCATTGTGTACAATCAAAAGAGAAGTCTCATCCAGTACAGCCTGTAGTACAAACGCAGCACCACCACCTGTGTCCTTCCTCTCCTTGTGATCGAAGGTAAGTATATGCTCTTCGTCAATCTTGTCTACATTGAGAGTACCCACTTGCACTAAGAAGTTACCTGGCTCCCAAGGGTCAAGCAAGGTCTTACCCTCTCGCTTAGTAGTGTTGTTCTCTACATCTAATACTGTTCTCATCATCTCTCCTATGCTGTGTACTGTGCTATGTCGCCATCCAGTTCACAAGTAATACGTCCATGCCAACCACCATCGAGTTTGTTCTTAGCGATAGTCAGGTAGCGTGTCAAGTCTTCCTCTTCGTCAACACCCTCAACCTGTCTGTTCTTAGAGATAAGCACCATCAAGTCTGCCTCAGCTGCCTTGCCTGTCTTACTACCTTCCATCATAGACATGTTAGGTTGCACTACACCCTCGGCATCAGCACTAAGTTGTGACATCCAGATCACAGCACAGTTGTAGATCTTAGCAATGTTACGTGCATGGATAGCTGCATCCTTTAGGTACACGTCAGACTTGTCAGAGGTACGGCTAGCGAACTTGTCACCCATGTCTAGTACTACGATGTCAGGCTTATAGCTCTTAACTACAGCCTCAACCCACGCCATGTCCTTGCCTGTACTATCCTTTAGTTGGATCTGTTGCTTGACCTTAGTGTAGCGTGACAGGGCCAGTGCTTTGTTCTCAGTGATCTGCTTGATGTTCATACCTGAGGAGGCTTGAACATACCGTGCAGCTACACGCACTGCCTTCTCCTCGTTAGTCAGGATCAAACACCTAGCACCCTGATGAGCGAACCCATTAGGCGCCGCAATGAGGGACGCATGGAAGGTAGTCTTACCTGTGTTAGGACGTGCGCCTACCATAACTAAGTGACCACCACTGATACCCTCGACACGATCACGTAAGCTAGGGATGTTCATCTTCCATTGTGTCTCAATCTGGATACCTTCAAGGATAGTATCCAACTCAATGTCCTCGAACTGGATGTTGAGGTTAGGTGTGAAGTCATCCTTGTAGTCCTCGACTAGCTTGCGTAGCTTCTCTAGGTTGTTCTCCTCTCCGTTAACATAGTTAAACCCTAGGTTAGTTACTAACTCACCCACGTGTTGCTGGAACAGGCGAGACAATACTTCAGTAGCAATCTCCTCATGCATAGGAGACTCACTCTCAATGCGTTTGAACAGATGAGAGTATGCCTCCTTGTTAGCCGTAGTCATAGTACGGTTAGCTGTAAAGAACAGTGCCTCTAGTTCAGAGGGTGTGATACTCTTGTCGTATAGCGACATAGCCTGATCCAGAGCCTGCTTGATCTTACGCATGTCCTTAGTGAACAACGCATCAGGACAACGCATACCCTTGTGGTTGTCGTAGAACTCTTTGTTCATTAGGTTGCGTAGTAATGCTGTCTCTGTCATGTTATTCATCCTCTCTTGATCCATAACGAAGGAACTCGTATATAGAAACGATAGCTGCCACGGGCCAACCAAGTGAGAACCATATGTGTGAGTTGGGTCTCTCAGGATCAGATGGATCTGTTACGTTAAGCATAAGGATAGCACCCAACGCATACATAGTAGCTGCACCATATAGATATTCTATCATCGTGTGTCCTTTATAGGTTCTAATCTCCACATGCCTTCTGTTTGATCTAGTGAAGTGATTAAGTCTAGTAGCTGCTGATAAGATATTACGATAAGCTGGTAGCTTTTATATGACTCATCGTACTGCCTGAGGTACACCACACCCTCATCAGCAAGCACCACCTCCAAGTCCTCGAACTCATCACGCTCATCCATACTAGTAACGATAGCAATGTCATGCTCAAACTCAACGCTGTACATCTGGCTGCTCCGCTACCCATATGTTGACGTGTGCTACGTTACCCTCAACACGAGTGATGACATAATCTAACCCCGCCTTAGTGAGTAACAATCTTAGTTGACCTACAGGTATCATGCTGTGTCCTTTCCATCCATATGTACCAGACGATCTAAGTACCACTGTGACTTGAGTAGATCCTCTTGCTTGTTCTTGTAACGCCAGCGGTGTAGGTACTTAGCTATGTTACCCCGTAGGTAGCCAATGTATTCCTCTTTAGTTAGGAAGTCTTCGATGTAGTCAATACATTCTATCTTTCCTTTACCGTAGTGCGCTGGGCTGTTCACGTTATCAGCTGTATGTTCAGCTACTACGCTACCCTTAAAGTCTTCATGCTCTTTCATCAATCGTTTCCATTCACTGTTTATCATTACTCTTCCTCCAGACAGAAGCTACACCATGTGTCCTTGCTTGCATTACCACAGCTTACACACTTGCGCCACTTGTTCTTTTCATCACGATCCAAGGATGCCTTACGTTCCTCTGGTGTCATAGGTCTGATGTCACTAAAGTCTGCCTCCATAGGCCACTCATTGTCTGTCACGTAGTACCTCCTCATACTTGAAGAACAACTGCTCGAACTTCCACTGGTATAGCTGTTGCATACCAAGCAGGGCGTTCATCAGTTCATCTGGGGTAGGGTCACGCTCACCGTCACCTATCTGTTTGAACACTACCTGTAGGTCATCGCATACATGCCAGCAGTCCATTATCATTGGCTCTAAGTCATACAGTTTAGCCATCATCATTCTCCGTTAATGCATCCCACGATACAGGGAATAGCTCAATCATCTTGTGGTCAATCTGTCGTGCTACCTCTCGTGTCTCTGCCTGTGTGTCATCCTTGCAGCGCAGGTTACACATGTCAGCGAAGGCATCAAGGCTACCTGACCAGTACCACTCAGTCATAGTAGACTGTGGCAGCACCATACGGGCTTGCTCTGGAGCTACACCCTCAGAAAGTAAGGTCTTATATGTATACAGTTGCCTGCTCCACTGTACCTCTTGGTCAAGGGTTATGTTTACGACACCATCAGAGCCTTGCTTCTTGTCAGCACTACGTCCACGCCACACTGAAGGCTCATAGAACTCAGGCTCACTATCCACATACCTACGGCTGATCTCATTCCATCTCAAGAACTTATGCTTCACGAGTTGTCGGGCTACAAAGATCGGAGCCTTGACGTGGAAGCTGGCGAAGCAATGTCCGAATGGACTGATGTGCTTGTGCTTGGCAAGGTAACGGATTAGCTTATCATCCTTAGCTTTGAGCTTAGGTGGACCCCAAGGATCGTCCTCCATCTCACTTGTCTTACCAAAGGATACCCGTGCAGCGTTAGCTACAGTCAAGTCATTACCCATGTGGTCAATGTACGTTGCTTTAATTGACATCAGGGTCTACCTCTCAATGCTTTTGGTTTCTTTGGGGTTGTTCTTAGAGAAGTTTTCTTTACAGACACGTAAGCATTGGTAACTTCGCTGACACTGCGCCAAGTATGAAAAACATTATCGCTTTTTATTTTAGTTCCCCCTGTTGCATACTTAATCATCTACCTGTACTCCAATACATTCTACTGTTTCATTCTTATCGTTGACCATAACTGCTGCGTCTTTCAAGCCAGACTTACATAAGGTCTCATTGTCATACGTTCCTAAGTGGTAGTACCTAATACCATTCTCAGGTACTAAAACAAGCCACAACAATATCCATACTGTATTCATAGTACCATCTCCTTAAGTCTAATTATATCCTCGTGTACACCATACTTGATGTCATCGTCAAGCAGTAAAGCCTTGGTGGGTAACCCTGTCCATAGCTCTATCTCTCGTTTGTATTGCAAGGTCTTGTGTACTGCGTCCCTGTCTAACGCTACGATCACCCTGTTGAATTCTCCTAGCTGTTGCATAATTGTCACACTTATAGATGTACCCAGGACTGCAAAGCCTACTGCGCTGGATATAAAGTGTGACACTTTTATCGCACTGATTACATCCTCTACCACCACAGCCACGTCAGCCTTAGAGTTGGTACGCTTGGTGAAGTAGTCAGCGTTGCCACTGTAGCGATACCACTTAGGTATAGCACCATCAAGCGCACGGCCTACAGCATCAATAAGTTTACCCTTGTAGTGTATAGGAAACACAGCACGTCTATCCTTCACATCGTACATCAAACCCTCATGTTGTAGGTCATACCTGTCTATAAACCTCTGTAACAAAACGTGATCTGAGGTAGGCTGCACTACATATTCTGGATAAACTAGTGCTTCTATCTCCTTGTTCTTACTAGGTTCTGTCTTACTCATGCGTAACTTAATCTCGGAAGCTGTCATGTCTGTACTGTATGCGCCACGCAAACCACAGCTTAGCTTGAAGCAGTTGTACACGTAGTCACCGCCATCCTTGAAGCACGAGAAGGTGTTGCGTGAGCGGCATGACGGGCAGTCCATACGAAGGGAGTCACCATCTCGTATGTCGAGTGTGTCTAGGTAATCACGTATGTTCATAACTAAGCCTTTCTTCCTCTAACATTCGTCCTATCTCACTTTTAATAACTTGACACACCTTAGCGTGTTTTCTTATGTTATCTGTTGCAGTTAGTATCTGTAAGTTACCACTCCAGTGGGGGCCACCATCCGCTATAGGCCACATATGATCTACATGATAGGGTATACCTGTGTAACGTATCATTATATCTCTCAGTCTATATATGCCATTAATTCGTTTTATTTCTTTGTCATTACCTCGTAAGAAAGCAGGAGTGGCCTTCTTAAGTCTAGTATGGTTTGGTATACGCCACCAATAGTACTCCTCTATTGTATTATACTTCTCATAATAGTAGGTATGTATTACCTCAAACTCATAGGCTTTTTTGTATAGGAATGTGGTAAGGCTTTCATAGCTACCAAAGTATTTAAGATTCCTCCATTTAGGACTTCTAAAGCTCTGCAATACATAGTTAGTATCCATCTTGTCTAGTATTATTCTATACTTTTTCTCCGTACAGTAACCTAAAGAAGGGTACTCAGGACTGCTCTCTGGTATTAGAAACCTAATTGTCATCCGTCTCCCCTTCTCTTTGATAGTGCAGCTGATGCACCACTGAATGTGTTAACCAGGTAAGGCTTAACACTGTTGGGACTCTGGTGTCCACTCACCTGCATAATACCTACAAGATCCACCCCTGCCTCAGCCATCTCAGTGATAGCAGTACGGCGTAGGTCTCTGGCTTGTAGCTTAGGGTCAAGGCCAGCCTTAGCTTTGATGTTGTTGACCTGAGTGTGGATCTCAATGGCAGTGTAAGGGCTGTACCCACTGTGGTTAGGCTTAACCCGTGGTGCTACATAATCTTGGAAGCCAAAGTCTACACGCTGTGCCTCAAGCATAGCTAGCAATTCATCTGGTATAGGTAGGTGTACCTCAGCGCCACGCTTAGACTGTGTGATGTCAACACGTTGCTCATCGAAGTCAATGTCCTCCCACTTGAGTAGGCGCATGTCACCTATGCGTTGACCCCACTCGTATGCCATGTGTAGTATCAATCCTATGCTACGCCAGCGCCACTCAGAGTATGCCGTAGAAAGGAAAGACCTAACGTCATCCTTGGACCACTTAACTTTGCGAGGCTTCTCTGACTTACGCTGTAGCTGTGACACAGGGTTAGCTATGATAGCCTCGTGACGTATGGCTGTGTTAAGTACGATGCTCAGGCATGTAGCCATGTAGTTAGCAGCAGATGGGCCATTGTTATCAGTCCACCTATCGTAGGCATACGTCACATGTTTGTACCTGATGTCGCTTAGCTTGATGTTACCTAACTCAGCACCGTTCTGTACCTTGGTAGCACACACACGGTTAAGTGTACTCTCATACTTATACTGTACTGCACTAGATAGCTTAGCGAAGTTAGCACTACGGATGTACTGCGACACAGCATCACGTAGCTTAGTGTTAGGCTTAAGGTCTACCTTGTTGTGTCGCATTACAATCATCTCCTAGCTCTCCAATCTATCCAGAGGTTAAGACTATGACAATCTCCGTAGATAAAGTCAAGTAGCCAAACCAAGTTTAACTTGTTATCACGCATCCTTTGTAGGTTTCTTGCTCCGATTGTCTGGTAACTGTGGCCTCCCAGCAACACGTTCACTAGGATACTTAGGGCCAGGGTCACTCGGTTTAGATAAGTGACCAACCCAATCCGTGACATCATCATGCGGATCTTCTTCTTCATCATTCATAACACCCCCGTTCCAACTCCAAACACTACCAGTGCAACTATAACTAAGGCTACACCCTTAAAAACGTGGAACATATAGATCTCCTTCTGCCTTGAGTGAATCAATAAAGCGTAGCTCTTCACGATGGAAGTCAGCCTGTACATAGTCACCCTCCCATTCGTATTCATCTACTGCCTTGGACACACGGTTATACTCTTCGTTGATAGGAGGCAAGTGCTCCTCAAGGAATAGGTCTCGCTCTTCTTGGGTCATTATGCTGTCTCCTTTTCTTTCTCATGCTTTTGTTCATACAAGAGTTGGCTCCATTCTGACCTAGCGTGTCGAGGTAAACCCTTCAAAAAGCGGTTGAAGCTATATGATCCATCATCTTTAGGGTCAGGTATCTCTATCTTAAAGCCCATGCTTTTAAGCATACGCACTGTTTGTGATACGTGATTTGTACTATCTATTATTTCTCTTATCATATTACGATATGATGTATGAGTTATATGAACATCAAAGCTTCTGTTCTTGATGGTCATATAATAGCTCATGTTGTAAGGGTTACCACCTTCCTCGTGACAATAAATAGTATTACCTTCTCCTGGTCTTTCGGTCACATCAAAGCTTAGCCTGGACTCACCGAAGCGCCTTTCAAGATCTCTCTCCCAGGGTTTGATCTCTCTAGTAGTCATTGAAACAGTCATAGTTATTCTCCTTTCTCGTAGTACCATGCGTTAGGATGGTCAGGTAATACACACGGCATCCAATGGTTAGGGTTTCCGTCCTTATCAACAGGAGGTCTGAATTCAAACATTTGTTTTAACGCATTGGCCTTGTCTCTTACATCACTGAGTTGTGACATACGTACATCCATCATCTCCATTGTATCATCAACCAGTGCATCAACGGTATTGTAGACATCCAAGAGGAAGGCTACCTCGTCACGGGTCAGTTCTGTTTTGATTGTCTTATTAGTCATAAGCCTATCTCCTCTTTCACTAGGTGGTACACTGTGCACCGATCCAGATAGTATTGCATGGCATCCATGTCAGTGTAGTCAGGTGCATCCATGCTGGACATCTCAATATCATTGTCAATCATTTCCTTCAGCATGAGTAGCTGGTTTGATGTTAGTTCTAGCGTATACATTATTTTAACTCCTCTTGGATCTCTTTGAAGATACGAGCTAGCCTATCTACACTATCCTTAGGTAGGTCAATGCAGTCACTCTCTTGCAAGTCACCCTGCACTCGCATTGTGCCATCACTGTACAGTGTACCTGTCCAGCCATAGCCTAGGTCATTGATCTTTGTGATACTCTTAGTCATGTCTTATACTCCTAGTTGTTTCAATAGGTCAGCGTCTTCTTGAGTAAAGGTTTCAGTATCTACCTTGGTGTAGTTACTATCCCAGTACTGTTCTTTATACAAGGGGTCAGCCCAGGTCAAGGTCAACCCATAGGTAGCCTCGCTGATGTAGCTGTCGCCTAGCTCGAAGGAACCGTAGGTCATGTCAGTCTTAACTGCAATGAACCAACGTGCATACTTGTTAGTCTTCTCCTTGTCGGGGCGCTGGTATGTCTTGAGTAAGCGCATCTCTGTCTCACCGAAGGGGCCATACCCTTTGAATACAGCGTATGGTTTATCTTGTGGGCGGGATTTACCTAGCAGGTTCTTAGTCGCAGTCATTGTATATATTCCTCTATAGGTTTAATTTTATTAGTTACACCGTGCCTTGTTGATTGCACTGTATGCATCACCCGCAGCATGTAGGGCTAGCCCAAGCTGGGATAGTTTTCGTATAGCTTTCATCTGTTCCCAGTGGCTTGAAAAGCTGGTCTCTTGTATCTCCTTTGAGTAGTCCCAATACGCTGCCTTGAGCGTATCAATGTTGTCCATCGCTGCATCTGCATAGTCTTTGCATTTATTTTTAATGTCAAGGTGCAGGTCATCATTCTTAGTGTAAGTCATGTAAGTTATCCTTTGTAGTTATTACCCGGCGAAGTGACGTACACGCCGGGATGATGTCTTGTTGTTAGACTTCTCAAAGTAAACAGAACGCTTGCCGATATGCAATGCCTTCATGCACTTGCCTTGAGCTATACCATAACGCTTAATTGATACACGCTTACGGGTCAAGCCCTTGAGGCCTAGAAAGTTAAAACGGAAACCGTCAGTGCGGTCATTGAGTGGTTTGGTTGCGATACATACGAACATTGTAGTTCTCCTTTAGGTTTGATTAGTTTAGATATTATGGATACGCTTCCACGTAGTCCACGTGATAGCTTGTAGTTCACTAGGCTTAACCTTAACACGCTTGGCAGCTGTGACATAGGCGGATTGAAGCTCACGATACTGTTTCTTTCCCATGTTAGTCTTGTCACTAGTTAAGCCCTCACGTTGACCTCTAGCTATGTTAAGAGCATGACCGTCAATAGTCACCTCGTCAAGCCCCCTTATGTTAGAATAGAAGGAGCGTATCTTCTGCCCGTTCAAGCGTGTCAATATATCATCGTCACTCTCAAGCGCATCATCAAGTATAGACCACGCCTTCTGTTTCATCTTGTTGTAGCATGACACCTTGAAGTCATCCATAGTGTCACCCTTAACCCATGCATTGCACATGGTCAAGGTATCCTTGCAATTACGTTCCCACCTATTGTTAGGCGATAGCGCAGCCATCACACCTATCACAGTAGTCTCAGGAATGTCTGTCTCATTAGCAATCCAAGACGCCATGCGCTTGGCTCTATCGTACCACTCCACGCCATCAGCCTTATCCGATACGGTAGCAAGTCTATACATCTTGAGTATGTTTCTGACATAGTTAGCCATAGTATTCTCCATTGAGATTGATTGATAAAGAGACACCTATTGGGAGGTATAAATGCCCCCATATCAATCAAACACACTAGCTCAGACATTTGACGGGCTGATTCAAGTCACCGTTCTACCGCCCCGTATCTTGGACGCTGTCCTTAAGCTAGTCTATGTGCCGTCTTGTTATTCAGTCTTAGATATTCCGTTTAGTTAGTCAAGTAGTTTTTTATTCGGTCTTACTTTTATTCGGTCTTCATATTCTGTGCGGCTCTTCTATGCGGCCTGATCGCCTAGGACGCTGGCTTGTGCTAGGTCTTAACCTTGTGCGTTTTGCCTTGTCGCTTTCGATGGATTCACTATGGCCCGATTCGATTGAGGATTGCAAGAGGTTTTTTCACTTTTAGTTAAACTTTCTTGTAAGCTCTTGTTTTGACTTAGAGAAAGTTGCACTGCCCAGCGCGTGACGATGAAAGCTTGCCTCGCGTAGATATATACTACACGCGCGTTTCTATTTGTTGTTGGGGTAGGGGGTATACCTGTGAGCAAGCGCTTGAGGGGGTAGGGGTAATATATGCATAAATCCCAACGATTCCCACGTATTCCCGTAAGTCCGTGAAAACTAAGGTAAATCCCTTCTGCGACATCACCAATGTCTATAAAAAGTATTACATTACAATAGCATAACACTCCTTGCCCTACAGAAAAGCACAAAGCCTTGCGAGAGTAGGGGGGCGCATGGGCCACCCCACCCCTATACGTTACGTATATATGTACTCTTACACGCACGGGGATTTTGAACTGCTTACGCAACGCCCTATATGTAACCCTCCACACACAACTCCTGTCGTATACCTCTCTAATTAAACTTGTTATAATGTAACGCTAGTACAGTAAGGCAAGAGTGTGACTAGAATGTGTCAACAATAAGGCACAACTAAGACAGCGTGACTGATAGTGTGGTTTCTGTGCAACACTTATAAACTATTTTAGTCTGACTACAAATTTAACGGCTTGACAAGTACCCCACTTTTATGTACAACTTGGGGGAGATAGGGGGTAAGGGGGTTATAGTTAAACTATTAAGTAATAAAACTTAGATATAGTATAACTATAGTAGTTTAAACTTAAGAAAATAGCTTGACACAATAGTTAAACTATACTATCATTACTTAATAAGTAGTTTAAACTTAGATATAGTTAAACTATCTTACATCTTAACTACGTATAAAGTAATATATGGTAGTTAGAACTATATAGTTATACTATAACACTTATAACTATTAATACTTGTAGTAATAAAGTACTTGACACCCATGCAAAAAAGAGTAAAACTATATGCATCAGAAGATGTATTAACTGAGTTCTATGTAGCTTTAGCTGATAATGACTCCCGTAGATTACGTCAAGTACACATTCCTAAGTCTGACGTATTCTATGTCCGTACTGCTATTCATAACGATACAGGTGTGTGGTACACACTTGACCACGTAGAACGAGCGATGTACTTAGAGGGTCACTTAAGTCGGAATGAAGTGTTAGACCCTGAGCGAGAGCGAGAGTACGGATGAGTAAGACTGTGTTAGACGATTGGAAAGTACTACCTCGGCTTATGATGTTAGCCGTTACTGTGCTCACGTACCAAGCAGTACATTGGTTTATGTCACTGCCAGATCCAAGCGTTGCACAGTCAGGCCTTGTATCGGTATGCATGGGTGCTTTAACTGGTTGTTTCGGTATCTGGATGGGCAAAGAGTCTAAGACTACT